CAATGGCTGACCGATGCAAACGACCCAAACAGATTGGAGATACCAGCAGGGAATTGGAACTTTGAGATTTATTTGTCGGCTTCTTCAGCAGGTGGTACGCCAGCATTCTATGTCGAGTTGCTCAAGTACGATGGGTCATTCACAACTATCGCCAATAGTTCAGCAGCACCTGAAAATATAACAGGAGGAACAAGCATTGACCTTTATCTCACATCCCTTGCTATCCCACAAACAACACTACTAGTAACAGACAGGCTTGCTCTTCGCGTTTATATTGTGAACTCAGTCGGAGGTAGGACAATAAACATGCACACGCAAGATAGTCATCTATGTCAGGTGGTGACTAACTTTGCAGGAGGAATATCAGCATTGAACGGGCTAACTGCCAACACGCAATACCTTGCAGTTGGAACAAGTGGAACTGATTTTGGCATTAGTTCGGCAAGTGCAACTCACACCTTCAATCTACCAACGGCAAGTGCTTCCAACAGAGGTGCATTGAGTGCTGCTGACTTCACAACCTTTGCAGCCAAGCAGGATGCCATCACATTAACCACAACGGGAACAAGTGGAGCAGCAACATTTGCTAGTAATGTTTTAAACATTCCGATTTATGGAGCACCACTTATCTACAAGTCAACAACTGACACAGCAAGTTTCAGCAATACAACTAACACCGTTGTTTATACTCAATTGATAACTGCTAATACATTTGCAGTTGGTGATATTATTCGACTTAATTTTCGTACAAGAAAAACGGGTACATTAGGATTGCAAACTTTAAGAATGTATGTTAATACTACAGCTGATTTAAGTGGCACACCATTATTAGTAAGTGCTTGGTCTCAAGCATCGGCAGCAAGTTTATTAAATCAAATGTTACGTCATTGGGTAATTAAAAATGCAACAACTAATACAGAAACATTATTTTCTGCATTTACTGGTTTTTCTACTGATTATGGTACAACAAGTGGAATGGTTGCTAATGCCATCAATTGGACAGCAAACAGATATATTGTTTTTGCTCTTCAAAATACCAATGCAGCAGATGTTAATTTTGGTTCAATATTCTTTATCGAAAAAATATGATAGACATAACTCTTGAAGGTGGCTACGTAACCTTCGTTACATCCGTAAGCGGTGCTATTGCATCCAATGTAGAACTATGCGAAGTGGTTGATGATATATCATATCACTTAGGCACTAACATTGGAGTATTCTTAATCAATGTAAATGATAGTTCAATCAATGGACTTACCTTTACTGATTCAACCAAAGCAGTTAATTACATCTTAAACAACTAACATCATGGCAGGAGTAAAAATTACAGACTTAGTAACAATCACTGAAGCAGCAAGTGCTGACTTGCTCTACATTGTGGACGTAAGCAACACAACACAATCACCTGAAGGCACATCAAGTCAGATTGAGGTGGGCAATATGTTCAGCAGTGGTACTTATTCACCAACTCCAACTGCTGAAACTAATTTAACTACTTTTCCTTTAAATGCAACATATATTAGAGTAGGTAATATTGTAAACGCATTTGTACTTATTTACATCACATTAGATGTTGCAGAGGATACTGGATCATTTGAGTTATCACTTCCAGTTGCATCAACATTTACAAATGCCAAACAATTGAACGCAGTTCTTCAATGGTCTAAAGATGGATTATCACAAGCTGAAATAACTGCAATAAATATTATACCAAATGGCAGTACTATGCTTGTAGAAATCACAACTGTAAACACTAATGCAGCATTAGTATCTTGCGTTATAGCATTCCAATATGAAGTGCTCTGATAGCGGCATCCGACTCATACAGGAGTTCGAAGGCTTGCGTCTTACCTCCTACCTATGCAGCGCAGGAGTGCCGACCATTGGCTACGGCGCAACCTACTACCATGACGGCAGCAAGGTGAAGCTCGGGCAGACCATAACCAAGGAGCAGGCAGTGCAGATACTTAAGGACCACCTTAAGGAGTTTGAGGGCAGCGTGATTGGATTGCTTAACACAACCAAGGTCAATCAGAATCAGTTCGATGCGCTTGTAAGTTTCTGCTACAACCTGGGCGCAGGCAACCTTGCTAAGTCGCAGCTGCTTAGATTCATCAAAGCTAATCCAAACGATCCAAAGATTGCAGCTGAGTTCCTTAAGTGGAACAGGGCAGGCGGCGAGGTTTCTACCGGGCTTGTAAGAAGAAGGAAAAAAGAAGCGCAACTTTATTTTGCAGCAGTTGTATAATACATATTTGCTTCGGCATAAGACAGAGCCATTTGTCATGTTGGACGAGATGGACCTTACACTGGAGCAGTTCATTGAGAAGTTAAAATCATCATACGTTTTTAATCACATGTGGGGATATGGCGACAAGGAAGCAAGTAAGTAAGCCAAGGCAAGTGCTTGACATCATACTCAAGTATTGGAGGCCAACAATTGGCAGCTTAGTGATTCTCTCGAGTGTCTTCGCGCTTATCTTTAAGCAGATTACAACAGAAACACTTGCAGCAATTGTGGCCGCAATGGTAGCCGCAGGATACATACCTAAAAGCAACAACAATGGATGACGGCATCGACTCAGTACAAGTGATCACTACCCTCGATGAGGGTTGCGTGGTGGGTATTGGCTGCAAGGTTCATACGCATCATCATACTATTCGCATCGAGCCACAAGTGGTATATCAATCCATGGAGAAATTCACTATCTTTGGCAGGAACTATTGCACTAACCAATGGGGGCAAACTTACGAGCTGCCACCAGTTGAGCCAATGCCAGAGCCGATATTTATGCAGCAAACCTACGCAAGCGACACAATCACACCGAGCACATCTGCATTCTTGCTTGCTCCTAAGCCAGAGGCTAAGATCATCATCAAGCCGCGCACTGAGTTCACCGAGTATAAGCCAACAATGGATGCTCCAATTATGGGCATGCTGCTAACATTTACAATTTACCTCACAGCGCAATGGGCATGGAGCTCAATGGTTGCTTGGTCTAACCTTTACAGCGAACTCTCGACATGTCTTCGCTCTTCATCTTAGAAAGCTCCATCGACCTATTCTATGTGGTCACTGATGAAAGCGGCCTAATTGTATCAAGCAACGAGCTGTTTAAAAACTACTCAAGCCACATCAAGCCGAGCAAGATTGCTGATATCATAAGCATCGAAGGTGACAAAGAAGATTTTATCAAAGCAATTCAGTTGGCACGCAAGCATGCTCCTGAGCCATCGCGTGTATATGCTCGTACTCGGCTAAAAAATACCATCGATAGGTACAACATCTGGAACTGCTTCGCTATTGAAGACACCTTGCACTTTGTCGGCATCCAGTTAGTCGATGTTACCTCCATCAATTCGCATGACTATGAGAGGCAGAAGTTGCTGCTTGAAGAGTTCCGCTTCATGCTCAGCCATGAGATTCGGCAACCACTCACCAACATCGCAGGGCTTGTGCAGTTGATGCTTGATCATCCTGTTGCAAACAACACCGAGAAGCGTGATTTACTTAAGATGATTCATACATCAGTGAACAAGCTTGATGATGCCATCAAGGTGCTAATCAAGAAAGCAGCTCGCGAGTTATGACAGACCTGGAAGCGGACAAGAGACTGGTTAAGGTTGCCGCTTGGTATGTGATTGAGAGAGGCATGCCGGTATGTGTTGCACTTCAAATCCTTCAAACTGAACTCAATGATAAACGACTTTTTTGGGAATCATCGCAGCAACTTATTAAGCTTATTCAAGATGGAGTCAGCATATAAGATCATCAGCATTGCCACAATAATTGTGCTCCTGTTCTTGCTGCTCAAATCTTGCGGCGATGGGGTGCAGTCGGATTACCGCCTTAAGCACACGATATATGAGGACAGCATAGTGATTGCTTCGCAGCGAAAGATAATCACAGAGAACAACTCTGATGCAGCAAAACAGGCGCAACAGATTGCGGAGCTCGAAGTAAAAGTCAAGAACGCTGTTGAGGTGGTTAAGATTGAGACTCGCACAATCATCAAAACAGAGATCAAGTTAGGTGATACGGTCATGATTCAAGGTAAGCCTTACATCCAACTGCCAAAGCCATTCCTAAAAACCACCGAATGGTATACAATAGGCGGCATGATTAACCGCCTCGGGTGGTTGCAGATTGATAGCTTAGTGATCCCTGCTAAGTTCACCTATGCTGTTGGTGATACCATGCGCACTGGGCTAATCAATAGGCTGCTTAAGAAGAAGGATACAGTGGTCCGCCTGAGAGTCGACAATCCCAATGTGGCCATCACCGGCATGAGCAACATCTACATCAAGCAAGAGAAAAAGTGGCATCAAACAACCGCCTTCAAGGTAGGAGTTGGGGTGCTTCTTGGCATAGGGATATCGGCAGCTGCAAAATAATTGCGTTGATAGTTAGCGCATTAGGATAATTGCGTGTAAATAGTTTTGATTAATATTGCAACTATCAATATTAGGTTTACATTTGCCTATCAATCATTCAATAATTCACTCATAAATCATGAACACTTTCTTTAAATCACACGACAGCACGCAGTTTTTTAACTACGATCATTTATCTGGCATCATGCTAACAATTGTGCAAGACGGTTGCCATCAAGGTCTCTTCCAACGTTGCGACAAATCATCATTGATCCTTGTTCGCCAATACTCAAAGGAGATGACTCAAGGTCTTGATGAATCAATTCGCACTTATCACCCTTCAACAGTTGGCGAGTTCTTTAAGATGTACCAAAAGACACTGCACAATACTCAAGTATCATTCAATCAATTAATAACTCAATTCTAATAATTAAACTATGGGCTTAAAAGCACCTTCAGGGAATAACACCTCCCGCCAAATCGCTCCCGAGGGAGCATTCTTGGCAAGATGTTACCAAATCGTTGACCTTGGAACAACGATGCAAACTGGTCAATTTCCAGGCAAGAAACGCAAAGTGCAATTCATCTTCGAGTTGCCGACTGAAACACATGTCTTCGAGGAAGGCGGAGACGAGAAGCCGTTCTATGCTCGCAGCATTTACAACCTTAGCATGAATGAGAAAGCAGTACTTCGCCGCGACATCGAATCATGGGCAGGCAAAAAGATGAGCAACGAGATCGCAGGCAACTTCGACATCTTCACTCTACTTGGAAAGCCTTGCATGGTTAACTTGACTCACGTAACTAAGGGCGACATGACCTATGCCAACATCATTGGAATCTCTCCAGTGCCAAAAGGATTAGTCTGCCCTCCATCTTTTAACACTCCGCTATGTTATAATACCGAAGAGCATGATGATGCAATCTTTGCTCAGCTGCCCGAGTTCATTCAAGATAAAATCAAGATGTCTGACGAGTGGATTGCAAGAGTTACTAAGCCTGCTCCAGTTGTGGCGGCTCCAGTTGCTTCAGAAGTTGAAGCAGAAGATGACGGTTTCCCGTTCTAAAATAACAAGGGCCGGTGGTAAGCCGGCCCTAATTAAAAACAATCACTAATACATACAATATGAACGCAGCTAATATAGAGAATATTTCAGAGTTCTACAAGTCTCTGAACTCCACAGAGGTGCTTCGTGCTCAGAGCATGATGCAAGCAGCTCCACAAGCCATCGAAGACAAGCTATCATACGATATGAGCGCAGCCTCCATCAAAGCGGCAAACGATGCCATCAAGCACATCGAAACCAATCGCAAGATGGTAACTCTTCCACTTGATGCCTACAAGAAATCAGTGATGGATGTTGAACGCGATGCCACTGCTCCGCTTAAGACTTACATCGAGCAGCGCAAGGCAATGATGATAGACTACTCCAACGAGCTCGCCGTAAAGAAAGAAGTGGCAGATGCAAAGATTGCACAAGAAGCAGCCGATGCCCTTAAGTTAGCAGTAACGAGCGATGTCTCAGGCATCTTCGCCAACTTCACCGATGCAACAACCTCAACAACGCTCGAGCTTGATCACACCAAGAACATACGCATCAGCAAGAAAGCGGAGATAGTAGGCGAGGTAGATTGGGCAACAGTGCTCTGGACACTTATGCAAGCAGAGATGTTCGACATTCAAGAGTTACTCCGCAAGCTTCCAAAAGCAATGGAGATCACCAACATGGAGAGTATCAAAGGCATTGAAATAATCGAAGTTAAAAACCAAGTAATCCGATGAACCCACTCGACAACATAGGCGCAGAGTTCGCCAATTTTAACCGCTACCTGGATGCAATCATTGATCCACGCGAATGCGATGATCACAGCTTAACGGGCAAGGTAAAAGAAGCAATCGTGCAAGCCTACTCAAACGGCTATCATGACGGGCAGCAAGACATGTTCAAGCGGCTGCCAAAGCCATCATCACAAGGCGGCGAAGAAGGAGGGCGCGAGTATTATGACTCGCTGTAATTGGAAACTCGAAGAGACCGAGTTGCTGATTGAATACTATCCGCATCGGTCCACAAAAGAGGTGGCATTCATAACTGGGAAGTCAATCTCCCAGTGTTATGCAAAAGCCTTCGCACTACAACTGCACAAGAGTCCAGAGTATCTTGCAACAGAAGCAAGCGGCAGGCTTACTAAAGGGAATGAAGCAACACGATTTAAGAAAGGGCAAACACCTTGGAATAAGGGGATTAAAGGGCTTGACATCGGCGGCAAAGAAACGCAGTTCAAGAAAGGCCATGTTCCGCATACTTACAGACCTGTTGGTGAAGAACGAATTGATGAAGATGGCTACACCTATATTAAGATTTCAGATCCTGCAAAATGGGTACTTAAGCATCGGCACATCTACGAGCAGCATCATGGCAAGCTTGAGCCGCATATGATAGTTACATTCCGAGATAAAAATATATCGAATTTCGAGATAGAAAACCTTGAAGCAATCACCAAGGTGGAAAACATGGAGCGCAACAGAATAACTAAATATCCTTTACCAATTCAACAATCAATCAAAACACTCAAGAAACTATGGCAAGAAATAAAATCGAAGATCTAAGAGATCACCTTTTCGAAATCATCGAGATGCTCAAAGAAAACGACATGGAGCTCGACAAAGCAAAAGCAATCGCAGACATCGCCCAGGTGATAATCAACTCAGCAAAGGTTGAGGTTGACATGATGAAAGTAGTACACGGAAACGGCAGTGGATTCATTCCTGCCGATGTAAGACAGATAGGGTCATGAGCAAAGTAGAAAGTATGTTAAGAGTTCGTTTATATCTTTTAGATTATGATTTAGATATTTGGACAGAGTTTCCTGCAAGGATAAACAATGGAGATTCTTTTTATATGGATTGCTTTATTGGTGAAAATGAAGAAAAGCTATGGAAGGTAGAAATTTATGATGAAATATTAGATTCCATATTGTATTGTAAAAATTCAATATGGGGCGCAGATGAAAAAGGTATTTATCAGCAAGTTTACTTAGTTGAAACACTTTCACAATGAGCCGCGACATCTACAACAGCATCGAAGCCATCAACGCATCAAGCATAAAGAGGCACTACACTGGCAGCATCCAATACGCTGCCGGTGCTCTTGAGAGAGGCGCGGAGTTCCATCGCAATCTACTTGAGACAGAGCCAAAGGACATGCCGCAAAATGCCAAGCTGATTTACGATGCCATCATGAAGCATCCAATGCTCCGCTTGATATTCGAGAAGGCCGCTAAAGAAATCACCTTTATCAAGGAGATTGAGATTGATGGGCGCAAGGTGGCAGCAAAGGGCATTCTTGACTTGCACTGCCCAATGTACTCCATCAATGCAGATATCAAGACTACTTCCTGCACCAACCTCCGAGCATTCGCAGCCGACATGACCAAGCACTACAACCACATCCAAGCAGTTTGGTATAGTTACCTGACTGGCTATGATCCTGCAAACTTCTACTACATAGGAGTGCCAAACAAGTTCAAAGGAGAACTATTTATCCACCGACATACAGCTGACGAAATTGAAGAAGCAAGAACCCTTATCAAGCAGTTCTTGGAGCACAGAGGGCTTTGAGAATTATTCATTTACCAATGTGATGTATTACTTCCTGCATCGCGACTTCATATATATAGAGACAAAATTCAAGCATCTGAAAATGATGTACAATCACTTCGATGATGCAACGGTGTTCATCACCCTTGCCGATGATACGAAGTATGTCGAATACGTTTGGAGCACACCTGGAAGAATTAAAACCAATTTTAACCCCTACAACATCCATGACATCTACACCATTGAGAAGAATCAAAGAGCTTTGTAGTAACAGAGCTGTCGAGTATCGCCAATCGAAAGAGGAGTACAACCTCGTACTTGCGATGGCATTCGAGCACATCGCCATCTACTGCGAAACCGAAATGCCAAACGAGAAGCAGATGCTTATCGACATCTGCAACGAGTGCGCTAAGGATATGATGCAAGGCAACATCGCCCTCGGAAAGCCCGTGGGTGAGCAACTTTATAAAAAGAAGTATCAATGAGACAAGAAGATTTAGATGCCTTAGTAGAAAAAAATAAATTAACACTAAAAGCAATGAAAAAGCAAACAGCAGTTGAGTGGTTATTTGAGAAATTACCTACCATAGATAAGTATGACCCTTATTATGCAGATATTTTCCAACAGGCCAAAGCAATGGAGAAGGAGCAGATAATTGAAGCATATAACACAGGTGAATTACATTGTGTAGCTGATCCAAAAACATCGCTCGATTACTACCAACACTACTACGGCCAATGATCCTCCGCCCCTACCAAGAACGCTTCATCAACAACATCAGTGCGAAGCTGCGCATCCATCGCAAGGTGGTTGCTCAGTTAGCAACAGGTGGAGGTAAGACAGTATGCTTCGCGGAGATATGTGACCGCTACTGCGCTAAGTCGAGCCAAGATGTGTTGATACTCGTTCACCGCGAAGAACTGCTCACACAAGCGAGCAAAGCCATTCGACTGCCAGTTCAGAAAGTTGTTGCCGGAATGAAGACCATACCGCCTGCTCGTGTCTATGTCGCAATGGTGGAGTCAGCACACAAGCGGCTTGACCTATTCACCAACATAGGCATGGTAATAGTAGACGAGTGCCACATTGGGAACTTCACCAAGGTGATTGACCACTTCAAGGAGCAGTACATCATCGGCTTCACTGCCACTCCACTTGCCGCCAAGAAAACCAATCCACTGCGCAACTACTTCGATGACATAGTATGCGGCATCGACATCCCCGACTTAATCGAGCAGGGCTTCCTTGCACCTGAGCAGACCTACTCTTCTTCATCCATTGTAGAACGTGCAAAGCTAAAAATGAAAGCAGGCGAATTTGATGCAGCTCAGATGGGAGCCATGTACAAAGAACCCAAGTATATCGACACCACTCTTAAAGCCTATCAAAAGCATTCACTCGGGCGCAAGACAATCATTTTCAATTGCAATGTCGAGCACTCGCAAGCAGTCAATGCAGCATTCGTTCTCGCAGGATTCAACTCGCGGCATCTCGATGCAACCTCAACAGATCGCGCAGAGACACTCGAGTGGTTTGCCAACACTCCAGATGCCATCCTAAACAACATCGGAATTGCAACAACAGGCTTCGATCAGCCCGACATCGAGACCGTAATAGTTAACAAGGCAACAGCATCGATGCCCCTTTGGCTTCAGATGTGCGGCAGAGGTGCAAGGCCGCATCCAATCAAGCTCGCATTCACAATCATAGACCTTGGTGGTAACTGCCTCACACATGGCTCATGGGCTGCCTCCCGAAATTGGGAGGATATCTTCCACAATCCCAAGAAGCCAGGCGCAGGAGTTGCCCCTGTAAAAGAGTGCCCCAAGTGTGCCGCTCTGTTACATACATCGAAGATGGTTTGCGATGCCAAGCACCTCGGCATGCTCTTCCCTTGCGGCCACATCTTCCCCAAGAAGATAGTGCTCGACCAAGGCATCGAGGACTTTATCCTTATGACCGATAGCGTGGACATCAAGAAGCTCATACAGATGAATGAGCACCACAAAGAATATAGATCATTATTTGTCGCCATTGAACATGTTGCATTTATGGCAAAAAAGAACATCAAGAAATTAAATGCGGACAACTACTTGCACATTGCAAAAAAGAATCACGAAATTGCGAGGCTCTGGTGTCGAGAAAAAAACAGAAGATTTAACCGCTTCCACAAAGACTTGGCTGATGAAAAACTAAAAACAACCCTAAAAACAATATATAATGCTGATATCCTCCTATAAGAACATCCATGATTCCCAAGACACCGACATCGAACTTGCAAGCTTCCTCGAAGGAGTACAGTCTGGCAAATGGCAAGACATAGTTTTCGATGTGCGCAATGCACCGACAAAAGAAATTAAAGACCTTAAGAAGAAGACCGCTCCACTGGTAACAATCAGCGGCTCATTCTCCGCTCGCAAAGATGATGCAATCCGACAGCACTCAGGATTCATTGCCATCGACATCGACAATCTTGAAGATGCTCAAGCTACCAAAGACCGCATAGGTGCTGACCCCTATCTATATTCTTGTTTCCTTTCCATCGGAGGCAACGGCTTATGCTTAATCGTAAAGATTGACGGCACTCGACACCTCGATGCCTTCAATGGCATTGCTGCATACCTATACAATGAGTATCAACTTATAGTAGATCAGTCCGGCAAGAATGTTTCCAGAGCTCGATTCGTTTCTTACGATCCATTTATGCTGCTCAATACCAAATCAGCAACATTCAAGAAGTATTTGCCAAAAAAGAAAGAGCCCAAGCATCCAAAGGTAATGGTAATAAAAACCGACTTTGATGCAATGATCAAGCAGATGGATGAGAAAGGCATCAACCTATGCGAAGACTACTCCGATTGGGTGCGAATCTGCTATGCCCTTGTGCAAGAGTTCCAAGAGCAAGGCCGCGACTACTTCCACACCTTATCATCGCACAGCTCGAAGTATAACTCACTCGACTGCGATAGCCAGTTCACCGCTTGCCTTAAGAACCACAGCGAGACCAAGGGCAAGAAGTCGACAATAGGCACGATATACTACCACGCCAAGCAGAACGGCATCGACATCTACTCAGAGCACACCAAAGCAATAGCGCGATTCACCACCTCGCAAAAGGCGGCAGGGCTATCCAAGGAAGCCATCATCGAGACACTTGAAAAACAAGGCGGCTTCAGTGCTGAAGAGTCCACAGAAATAGTTGAGCAGATAGTAAGCAAGGACATAAAATTTAAATCGGATTCCGTAAGCACCGACATTGCTGCATACGTAAATACTTTTGACCTCCGCAAGAATTCAATCACTCGCAACATCGAGCTCAGCGGAAGACCGATTGATGATAGTGATATTAACTCCATCTTCCTTGATTCAAAAGCAGTATTTAAGGAGTCAAGCAAGGACCTGGTTACATCGATACTATTCTCCAATCGAATATCTACCTACAACCCATTGCATGAATTCTTTGAGCAGGATTTATTCCAACCAATCAATTACAAATATCCGAACCTTGATCTACTTATTCGCAGCGTAAAGTCCGACACTCCAAATTACGACATGTACATCACTCGATGGCTGCTTTCAGCTGTCGCATCAGCATACGGTATCCACTCGCCATTGGTCCTAATATTTTGCGGCGAGAAGCAAGGCACTGGTAAGACACATTGGTTTCGTTACCTACTTCCAAAAGAACTGCGATACTTATTTGCTGAGTCCAAGATGGATGCAGGCAAGGATGATGAAATCCTAATGTGCAAGAAGTGGTTTATCCTTGATGACGAGTACGGCGGAAAGTCAAAGAAGGAAGACAAGCGACTTAAGGAGCTTACATCAAAAGAGTTTATCAACGTGCGCGAGCCATACGGCAGAGTATCACTTGACCTTAGAAGGCTCGCAGTATTTTGCGGCACATCGAATGAAACGCAGCTGCTTAATGATCCAACAGGAAACCGCAGACAGATACCTCTTCATATCCTCGATATTGATCATGACCTATACAACCAGTGCGACAAGGCTGCACTTTGGCGCGAGCTGTATGCTCTATTCCAAACTGGAGCCGAGTACACAATCTTAAAAGAAGACATCGCAAAGCTTAATGCTTCAACCGAAATGTTTAAGCTTTCAACTCCAGAAGATGATTTGATAAACAAGAAGCTTTCTCCTTCATCTGAAACATCAATCGGCGAGTGGATGTCACTCACTGATTTACAACAGTACCTCATGCTCGAGACGAAATTTAACTACCTCAACATTCAGCGAATTGGATCTATCCTTACTCAACTTGGATTCAGAAAAGAGCGCAGAGGCCCTCGTGGTCAAAAGGTTATGATGTACAACATCTTCAGGAACTATGATTAATTGCACCACCTTGCACCACCTTTGAAAAAAACAGGGTGGTGCACTATCTCGCTACGGCAGTAAAGCTTTCAGAGCGTTGCACCATGCACATCCTAATTTATTAATAATTAACATAACTATACACACACACACATATATGCACACACACACGCACACATGTAGCTTCCTCCAAAGTATGAAAAAGTGGGTGGTGCAGGGTGGTGCAGATGGTGCAATTTGAGAAAATGAACGAGACAGCAACCCAAGCGAAAGCCTTCCAAAATCTTTGGAACGCACGCCCAGACTTAAGAGGACGCATATTTGCAATTAATAACAACTCCATCAACGGCATCAAGGGAGCAATGAATAAAGCGATGGGAGTCATCGCCGGTGTTGCAGACATGTGCTACCTCAAGCCAGAAGGCAAGACTTGTTGGATTGAGTGGAAGACAGAGACCGGAAGACAGTCACCTCAACAGATCACCTTCGAGAAGCTTTGCCGATCACTGGGCCATGAGTACCACATTGTAAGATCAGAGGAAGAATTCCTAAAAATTATCAACGCATGACGATAGAGGAGAAAATAATCAAGACCATGAACGACTACTACCCGATTGAGGGTAAGATTGTCGATGGCTGCGTGACATATCATTCAACACAGCGCACGCATGAGAGCTTTAGGCAGCACTTGATTAATGCTAACCCCGAGAGCATTGTCTACACCTACTACCTAAGCCGATGCGCTAAATGGATACGAACATTAAAATTGCACAATCAAAAGTTAATTCCTATCTTTGCTGCCAATGGAACAGAAGATTGAGCGCAGAGGCGGCAAGAGAGCAGGAGCAGGTCCACCGTTTAAGTACGGCGAAGAGACTTGCAACGTGACCCTGCGCATACCAAAGAGCAAGAAGGCAGACATCAAGCGGCTTGTGTACGCATACCTGGAACAATACAAAACTAAATTACATGGCTGCTAACAGATGGCGAAGTGGATACATGCGCATCCAAGAT